TTAAGGATAGGATTGAACTGATAACCAACATAAGCAGATGTAATCTCCTTAACAGCCGATGTATCAATCTCACTACTAGCAACAGTGTATTCACCAATATAATCTGTGCCGCTAGTTACTTTTACTTCTGCGCCATTGGAAAACTGGTCACTTACATCAAACACACCAGCTGTGCCATCGGTGCGCTCTTGGCAAAAGTCCATCGGCATATCTTCCTTGAACTCTTCCAAATAGTAACGCTCATCGCCATCACCCTTGTCACGCACAGCAACGCAGAATAACTGTCGGTCTACAGCGCAAACACTGTGAAATTCACCCGGCGTATCCCAAAGCATCCAACCAAGTTTCTGATCACCACGAGCAGAGTAAAATACAGACATGCTACCCTCTGGATTAATCAAAAACATATATGACTCAGCGCGGTCAAAACCGCCCTTAATGGAGACCATTTGCGTAGGATTAAGCATCAAGTGCCCAGCAGTTTGGCTTACGTTTGTAGTATTGTAAGCCTGTTCCACCTCATTGTAGACATATGAACCAAGCATTTTACCTGATGCTTGAGTATACAGAGTTGCACCATCAAACGCTTGTGGACGAGCGAAGGACGAGCCAAAAGGAGTCTGCCTTTTTATTTGAGCATTTGCTGGTGTTATAGGTTTTTCTGTAAAAGCTGGGATATAAGCTTCGTTAGATGCACTAAAAATTTGGAGGTCGCGATTAGATACAATATGCCTAATTTGACTAAACTCACCAAAATTAGAAGCCAGATCAATCGCATCGTCGTCGTTTCCCTGCCCTACAGCAAAGTTAAAAAAGTCGTTCGACTTAGATGCCCAAACATGACTAGGCTGGCTAGTAGTGCCGCCGAACCACAATCTTCCTTCGTGAAATACTACCGCACCCGGATAGCCGCGTATATCTGAATATGATTGCTCATACCATTCAAGAGTAGCAGCTGCACTAGCAATACGAACACTGCCCCCACCAATAGCTGAAGAACTTGCTGTATTTCCTGCGGTATATTCAAATTGATTACCGTCATCAGAAATAGCGCTTACGGTTCTTGATCCTTCGATTTGGTTGACATTAAGTCCACCCAGCTGTCCGACACGAGAAACAGTAATACTGTCACCAACTTTAAGATTATGATTAGGCATAGTAACGCGAACAGCACTAATACCATTGAAAGTTTCGACACTATCTGGAGCAAGCTCTCTGTAAATACCTTCATCAGGTATTGTAACCGTAACAACTTTATTACTGGTTCTAGCTGTAATTTTACACGGGACGCTACCGACAAGAATAAATTTGCCAACCCAGTTTTCACCGTTTGAAGTTGTAAAATAATCTTCACTTGTGGTTAATGTCCTGCCCGTGCCTTCTGATGTTGCACTAGGCGTAATTGTAACACCTTGCCCTTGAAAATCAAAATAAGGTTGCTGCGGCACATCAAGCTTGTGAGCATCAGCATCAGCACCTAATTGCAATTCATCAAAAGCAAAGTTGCGTGCCTCAAATGTATCACCACTTGTCCGGCGAATAACCACAGGGTTAAATGATGTATGGCATACAATGATAACATCCCCGGAACTAGCCATTGTAATTTCTTTTAACTTGGCTGTAGTCCACGGGCAGACATTACTTTCACTACCATTGGTTAGTGTATCGGCGGGGCTAGTATCTACTACCCCTGCTTCACTTACACCAAAAATCTCAAGTTTGTTATTGCTAAACGCTAAGATGTAACGTTCGTCATCCGAAAAAATAAACGGCTCAATACGAATCTCCATTTCATTGGAGTCGTTGCGTGTTGTTCCAAACTCATAGATATACTCAGTGCCGGGGCGCTTTTTAACACCACCCTCATTGAGGATCGTAAAGTTGCGCACCTTTTGAGCACCAGCCTGATACAGTTGAGTGTCTACACGAGAAAAGAAAGACGGGCTAAGTTCACCGAACTGAAAGCTGTTAAACGGAATTTTAACCTTCGCCATTACGAGCGCCTTTCAGTGATAAACCGTGAGGTTGTCAGTCTCCGTGTTGTGTTTTGCTGACTATCAGTAGACTTAGCTTTACGCATAAGAATGTCAGCTTTTTGCTCAAACAAACCAGCCAAAGCTGCGTCACGAGCAATAGAGGTTGCAAAAATAGCGGCAAGCTGATGCTCGACAGCTATCGTAAAATATGAAGGCCACTCAACTTCATCAGCGCGATAAATGTAGTCAGCAACCAGCGCGTCATTAGTTGAAGTGTTGCTAAATACCATGTCACCATAAACAGTGTAATCAATTAGATTATCGTCAATGGTAACAGCATTAAGCATAAGTAGATTAGTAGGCAACTGATGCGCGGCATCAAACCGCCCAGTAGGTGCATCAGCCAGTCGTGCCAAAGTCGCTTGCTCAGTAGCAAAGCGCCAACGGGTCGTGCAAAGCTGCGCCCGTGCAATGTCTTCATACATGTTAGAGGCAACAAGCGCCTCGGTTGTGTCATCATCAAATGATGTAATTGGGTCTGCCCCAATAAGGATCAGCGCCCGTGAACAAATGTCGATTGCACTATTTGCTGCTGTAGAAGCCATTGTTGTCCCTTAACTGATAAATGAGGGGGCAGTATATACCACCCCCTCACTAACACTTATGTGTTGTTGTCGAGGACTTCGTAAACACCCTCGTCGTCAATAACTACAGCACCCATGCTCATGTGAGACACGACCAAGTGTGCCACTTTTTGCGGGACGTAGTTGACTTCGGTGGCAACATCCGAACCAACACCCAAGCCAACGGCAGAAGTGTGATACAGGAAGTTTTTACCAGCACCAACAGCAGAGGTTGCAAAGCACTTAATGCCCATGAACTCTTTCATTGAAGCGCCGCCTGCGAAAGGCAAGTTTTGGTCGCCAACAAAATCGCTTGAAGCGAACTCATTGATGTTGAACAGGTCAGCATAACCAGCCGGTGACAGTGCCAAGTAGCGACCGCCATCTTCCGGAACGTCAGCAGAACCGAGAGTTTCAAACATCGTAATGAAGTCAGCTTTACCAATGGCAGAAGAAGTGTCATTGATTTGCGTGCTGTTAGCACCAGCGTCAAGAGCCGTGGTGATAAGTTCATCAGTTTTGCGACCCAAAGCGTAAGCAGCGGATTGAGCAACAGCTTGGCGCTCGTCGATGTTGATTTTCAACTCGTCCAGCTTGTCAATGTATTCCGGTGCATAGTGATCCGTCAGGGTCACAGTTGCGCTTGAGTGTGCCAGTTCCATGCCGGTAACGTCAGCGTTACGCGACTTGGTGTTTGCAGTGCCTTTACCAATGATTTGGAATTTAGCAGTTGAACCGTTCACGTTGGAGGCTTGGCGGACGGTGTTGCGGAGTTTCGAACCCATACGCTGATAAGCCAAGTGAACTTCAGTTTCAAACTGCGTAATAAAGGCGTTGTTGATAGTATTAGCCATCTTACAGTTTCCTTAATAGAAGTTTCAGTTTCAGGATTGGTTGTCCGCGCTTCGCATCATCTGGTTATCCGTTTCCGGGCCATCCGCTATATACGGGCCTCTCACACGGGTATAATGCCTGATGTGTTGTAATTTGGCAACAAAAAACAGGAGCGACCAATTAAGGGGAGTTTTGTCGCCCCTGTTCTGTAGGAGGGTTCTAATGAGAACTCTTTATTTGTAAAGCTTGGCGAAGCCTTCGTCAACTTGTTTAACAAATGCTGGGTCGCGTTGGCGATTGTCCCAGTAGCGCGGATCGCGCATCATTGTATTCAAGTCATCTTGTGTAAGGCCAGTAGGCGCGTTGCCTTCACCACCAATGTTTTCATCGCTCATTGCATTCATCATATGCTCAAGCAACTGAACACCTTCGGCGCTTTCACCAAGGCGCATGATTTCGTTTTGAAAATCACTGGGAATATTTTTCTGCGCCCACAATGCTACTGCCTCGAGACGAGCATTTGCATTGTCACCGAGCTTTTGAATCTCAGCATCCAAGTCTGGTTGGGCAGGAATCAT